CGGAAGGTGCTTCCATTCATTAAGGACGAGTATTTCACAGAACAGGACGAAAAGACCGTATTCAATGGAGTATTCGATTACTTCCAAAAATACACTAAAACACCTACAGTAGAAGCACTTCTCATAAACTTGGATAACAACACATCTCTCAACGAGACAGTTGTTCATAACGCCAAGTCTATTGTAAGTGGTATGAAAGGTGGTGACGACACTCCACAAGAGTGGTTACTCGATGAAACTGAACAGTGGTGCAAAGATAGAGCAATCTACATTGCAGTAATGGACAGTATCGAAGTCATTGATAAGAAGTCTCAACGTTCAACTGGTGAAATACCCGAACTCCTTAAGGATGCACTTTCCGTGTCCTTTGACACTAATATTGGTCATGATCAAATAGAAGATGCCGATAACAGATTTGAATTCTATCACACAGAAGAAGAGAAGTTACCGTTCGATCTAGAATATTTCAACAAGATTACTAAAGGTGGATTACCTAACAAGACATTGAATATTTGTCTTGCAGGAACAGGTGTTGGTAAATCCCTATTCATGTGTCACATGGCATCAGCACATTTGATGATGAATAAGAATGTATTATACATTACACTTGAAATGTCAGAGGAAAGGATTGCAGAGAGAATCGATGCAAATACCCTCAATGTCCCTATGAAAGACCTACCCGATCTATCTAAAAAGAACTTCGACAAGAAGATTAATAAGATTGCATCTAAGACTAAAGGTAAGTTGATCATCAAAGAATACCCAACTGCATCAGCTCACGTTGGTCATTTCAGACATTTACTCCAAGAGTTAGATGTCAAGAAAGATTTCAAACCCGACATGATATTCATCGATTACCTAAACATATGTGCATCTTCTAGAGTAAAGCCAGGAGCTGGTGCAAACAGTTATACACTGGTCAAGAGTATTGCAGAAGAACTTAGAGGACTTGCAGTAGAGTTTAATGTACCAATCATGAGTGCAACACAAACGACTCGTAGTGGTTATGGTTCTACAGATGTGGAACTTACAGATACCTCAGAGTCATTCGGATTACCAGCAACAGCAGACTTTATGTTTGCACTAATCTCCTCAGAAGAATTGGAAGAGTTAGATCAGATGGTAGTTAAACAGTTAAAGAATAGATACAATGACCCAACCGTATTCAAAAGGTTTGTCATTGGAGTCGATAGAAGTCGTATGAAACTATATGATTGTGAACAAGAAGCACAGACAGAAATTGTCGATGCAAATCAAACATATGATGATAGTGTTCCAGTTGCAGATCGTGGTAGATCAGATAAATTTAAAGACTTTAATATTTGACCTAAATACTAGTATACTATGAAAAAGAATTTACAATCTAATGAGGTCATTGAGTCAATTCAACAGAAGATTCTCCTCAAACAACAGTTAAGGGACGCAAAAAAATCTCATGACGACACACAGATTGAAAAATTAAGTCAAAAAATTAGTAAAATAGAAGATAAATTACACTCTCGACCACTATCAAAAACCTAAATAAAGGTATACAACCTCAAATATAGGAAAATACCATGGCCGCAGGAACAGAAACATATTCAGCTGAAGACATTACAGCAAAAACCACCCTCAGAGATGCAATTGTAAAAGATATTGCATGGATTTCAGGGACAACTGGTACGTATAACATTCATGATTTCAGTGATACTGCAACTTTTGACATGGCAAATGACACTCCACCTACTAAGTCTGATTGGACTGGAGATGGTTACATGGGTCACTGGGCAGAATGGGCAGCAAACAATCCTTCAGTAACAGACGGTGATCTATATTGGACATACAAGTCTGCGTTAGAAGGGGATAATGGTATAACAAAAGATGGTGACGGCCGTCACGCAGATGCATTAGCATTGTTAAACACTGCACTAACAGATGCAAATGCAGACTTAGACATCGCGGTTGCTAACGCAGCTTAATAATACCTTTCTATTTGTTATAAATAGTAGACAGGAACACATTTAACGTGTATAATAGTCTATTATGGGTGCAAAAAATCTACATTTAGAACATCTCGAAGATGAAATCATCAATCAAGGTATTGATGGTGGAAGGGGAGCAATCAACTTCCTAAGAGGTCTTAGAGATATGATGAAAGGGAGTAAATCCTCTTCCGTCAATATGACCGTCAAATGGGATGGAGCTCCTGCAATCTTTTGTGGGAAACACCCTGAAACAAATCAATTCTTTGTTGCAAAGAAATCTCTATTCAATAAAGAACCTAAGTTCTACACATCCGAAGCAGAAATCAAAGCAGACCCTAAGTTAAGTGGTCAACTAGAAGGCAAGTTCCTCGATTCATTCAAATACCTCAGTAAACTATCTTTCAGTAATATTATGCAGGGTGATTTAATGTTCACCGATGATAAGACAACCAAGACAATTGACGGTGTTGAGTACGTAACATTCCAACCGAACACTATCCTCTATGCAGTATCCACCGAGTCTAAAGTCGGACAGGACATTGACACTGCAAAATTGGGTATTGTCTTTCACACTACTTACACTGGTAGCACGATAGAAGACCTCTCTGCATCCTTTGGTGTTAACCTAGCAAACCTAGGGAACTCTAGGGACGTATGGGTAGACGATGCATCATATAAGGATGTTAGTGGTAACTCTACAATGACTGCAACAGAAACACTAAAGCTTACCACTTCACTGAAGGAAGTCGGTAAATCCTTTCATGGTATTTCAAAGAGAGACCTAGATAAGTTTCAAAAAATCCAAGAGACCATCACAAAGAAAGGTGCTGGTGCAACATACAAAACATACTGTAACACCCTCATCCGAGGTGGAAGTTACAAACCTACTGCAGATGGATACCTTGCACACTTTGAATCATATTGGAAAGACAAGGTAGTGGGTGGTGTCAAGACAGAGAAACACAAGGCTATCAAACGAGAAGTCGGTGAGTCTCTCTATAAAGACATGAGAGGGATGAAGAAGTTCTTAATCAATCTTACCAAATTCATGGGTGGATTAGTTGAGTCAAAACAGATCATTATCGTTGCATTGAATAGAGTCAAGAGTATTGGTACATTCAAACAAACTGCAACAGGATTTGAAGCAGTCAACCCTGAAGGATATGTTGCAATAGATTCAGGTGGTTCTGCAGTTAAACTCGTAGATCGTATGGAATTTGCACATAATAATTTCACTGCAATTAAAGCTTGGGACAAATAATATGAAATCGTTCCAAGAATTCAATGAGTCGATTATGATACCCATAAATATAGGAGATGTTGTTCTTGGTGGAAAATTCAAGAACAAGAAAATAGTCGTTAAAGAGATTGGTAGAAACGAGAAGGGTGATGTTACTATCAATGGACGACCATTATTAAAATTTAGGATTATGCCGAATGAAAACGTTTAACAAATTTTTAACCGAAGCAACTGGTAAGGGTGCAGTGTTCTCTTTTGGACGATTCAATCCACCTACAACTGGTCATGCAAAGTTAGTCAAGAAATTGATCTCAACAGCTGGTAGTGATACACCTCTAGTGTTCACTTCACACTCAAATGACAAGGTTAAGAACCCCCTAACACATGTAGATAAGATCAAGTTCCTTAGAAAGTTCTTTGGTAAGATCATTGTGGATACCGCTGCAAGGACAGTATTTGACATTGCAGTAGAATTAGAAAGACAGGGTTACAATAGAATTAAGATGGTAGTAGGTTCGGACAGAGTTAGAGAGTTCGATATGTTACTGAAGAAGTACAACGGAGTCAAAGCACGACACGGTTTCTACAAGTTTGATGAGATCGAAATTGTATCTGCAGGGGAGAGAGACCCCGATGCAGATGACACTAGTGGTATGAGTGCATCCAAGATGAGACAGTATGCAGAGGACGGAGACTTTGATAACTTCAAAGACGGTGTTCCATCTACCAACAAGACACAACAGAAACAACTGTACAATGCAGTAAGACGAGGTATGGGACTTACAGAAGGAACACTACCGTTTTATATGCAAGACGACCTACAAGAAGATGAATTGCAAGAAGGTGTATATGATCAAGGAATCTTTAAAGCATTATTCCTAATGGGTGGGCCTGGTTCAGGTAAGACAACAGTTGTTAAGGCACTATCACTCCACACTATGGGTCTTAAGATGATTAATAGTGATCAACATTTTGAAAGAATGATGAAAGCTGCAAAGATGTCTATGAAGATGACTAAAGATGGTAGTGGTGAAGTCAATCCCGAAAGAGATGGGATGAGATCAAAGGCAAAAAGACAAGCCGCTAAACAAATGGACTTATACATCCCGAACAGATTGGGGTTAGTTTTTGACACTACTAGTGCAAAGGCAAGTAAGATAAAGACCTACAAAGAACAACTAGATGCCTTGGGATACGAATCTCGAATGGTATTTGTCAAAACAAGTCTTGATCTTGCATTGAAGTTGAATGATGGAAGAGCTCGAACAGTCCCAGTTGAAGTAGTTAAAATGGAACATGAAGCAGTAGAGAAAAATGCTACGATATTCAAAAGAATGTTCACAACAAACTTCGATGAGATTGAAAATAACGACACAGTAAAATCCCTAAGAAGGACTGCAGAAGGTAAATTCGGTTCTATATCAGCATGGGCAAAGAAATTCCCCACCA